TTATTGGGAGGAGAAACTGCTGAACATGTATCATCTACTGAAGTTGATCTTGCAGGTTTTTGCACTGGTATTGTAGAGAAGAAAAAAATAATTGATGGTAGTAATATAAAGAAAGGAGATAAAATTATTGGTATACCTAGTAGTGGTGTTCATAGTAATGGATATACTTTAATAAATGATATTAATTTTTATGATCCACAATTATCCATACCAACTATCATCTATGCACAACATATACAGACACTACTTGATGAGATACCGATACTTGGTATGGCTCATATTACTGGTGGTGGATTAGTAGAGAATATATCCAGAGTATTACCAACTGGGTTGAAACCATATATTGATTGGAATACTTGGACACATCCAGAAATCTTCTTGAAGATTATGACAAAAGGTTCTATATCATTGGAAGAAATGAAAAGAGTATTTAATATGGGTATTGGATTTGTGCTAATAGTTCCACATGAATGTGATTATGGTTTACAAATAGGAGAGGTTATATGTTAGTGCATGCGATTTTATATCTTTTTATTTTAACTACGTTCATATTAGCATTCGGTTTTTTTGATCCATGATTGTTTGGTCTGTTAATATTATGGTGGCTTTACTTGTAATAATTGTGTCATGGTACATATACTATATACTAAGAATGTCATATAAGGAGATAGATAATGACAGTGATGACACCTCCAAGTAGAAAGAGTTGTTATAACTTTCGAGTAACAGAGATTAATAAAGTCCTTGACGGTGACACAATTGATGTTACAATAGATCTAGGGTTTGAATTATATAAGAAAGAAAGAGTTCGTATAGCAGGAGTTGACACTCCCGAAAAGAGAACTCGTAATTTAGAGGAGAAAGCACTTGGAATTGAT